TTATCCGTCAGCATCTGGTAGGCGATGGCATCATAACCGCCGCCGTCTGCACTGCCGCCGCTGCTATCTATAACCCGCATCAGTTGTCCTCCGTGGTGCCGGAAACCGTAATGCGCGTGTCAGTCTGGTCAGACTTGACCCATAAATGTTCTGTGCCGGTCAGAATGAATTGAAGCTGCGCGAAATCGTTGGACTCCTCTGCTGCGGCCAGCTTCTTTTTATAGCTTTCGACGTTTGAACCGGGCGAAGAACTCGTGGCCGTAATAGCCACTTCCACAAGGTTTTCGTCCGCGTCCCAATTTTGAATTAGAACATCCAACTCAGCCACATCACCTGATGCAAAGCCGGACAGCCCTTTGTTGGAGCCTGCGACTTCCGTCCATGTCGCCGCCGCTGTAATCCGCGTGTATTGGTTGGCAATAAAATCCGCCATGATTTAAGCCCTTTTCCTGCGCCAACGCCAAAGAGGCGCGTTCAAGTCGCGGAGCGTGTAACCGTCCGCGTCGTCATTCACTGAAATGAATTTTCGTGCATTGCCCGTCGCCGCCGGTAGATTGCCCGCCGCCGCAGTCAGCACTTCATCGTCAACGTATTTTTTGCTTGCCGCCGATGCGTCCGCTGTCGGTGTTTGCGGAACTGTCAGTTGGTCACCAAACGTCCCGCTACCCGTTACCGTCAGGTCGCCCGTAACACGCTTTAGGTTGCCTCGGACAACATCTGTGCCGTCGCAATAAACCGGAACAACCTCGCCCGCATAGACCGTGACGCTGGACCCGCTGGCCGCAATCGTCTGGTCATAACTTGAGGCGTTCCAGATCAGATAAGCGCGCTCATAGCCGCCTAGCGTGAGCGTGTAAGCACCATCTGAAGCCGATGCGATTTTCTGAACGAAGTCCGTGCCATTCGTGGCCGTGTAATTGGTATAGGTCAGCGACACATTGGCCGTCAGCGTGTGGCTGGTTAACCCATGCCCTGCCGCTTCCAGCATTTCCAGTGCAGTGTTTAGCCTTGTGTCGCCCCATGTGTTGAGATTTTCACCGCCTGCCTGCAATTCGGCCAGAATGGATGATGATGCGCTTGATGGCATGGGATGCTCCTAAAGCGTGGCGTTGGTGTCGGCTCGTCGCCAATCGGTGCCGTCTGAATAAACCAGCCCTTGAACGCTTGACCCCACGTCCTCGACGCGGATCAGGCAATTTTCCCAATCAGCAGCAGGCGGCAGAGCGGCAACATTGGCAAAGACCGCCAACCGTGTTGGCCGTTGCGGGTTTTCAATCTGGATGAATATCTGGCGAAGTTGTCGGACAATGGCTTGCGCCCAATCAGGCGCACCAGGCGGCGTGCGAAGCGTCACCAGCCCGGCTCTACTTGGCCAAGGCTGGTCCGCTCCGATGTCTCTGATTTGAGGCTGGTCAACGCTTCTTTTTCAGCCACAAAGGCAGTGCGCGCCATGTCGTCATCGTAAAGAATGTCGCGGGCGATAAGCAGTTTTGCGCGCGACACAATTAAATCTTCAGCGTAATTGGTCCAGTCATTCGACGCGCTATCGCTGGCAGGCGCATCAATATCATAAATGCCCAGCACCGTGATTGTGTAAGCCTGACTTGGCGTCGGGAATAACCGCCATTGTTCGCTTTCGTAAGCATACTCGACCGGCTGGCCCTTCAAATTCTGCGAGGACTGCCAATACTGAATATAAGTCCGGTCTTTCTTCGCCAGCGGATATTTGAAGCCACCAACCGTGATGAACACGCCGTCTTCATCTTCGCGGCGCAAGCCTGTAGGGACTGCCACATATTCATCGTCCGCCGTTGTCGTGATGGTCTTGATTTCTTCATTGAACCAGAAGCGAGTGTCTGCATAAAAATCAATGGCGCGGGTGATACGCGCCGCAATCTGTGTTGTCAGATCATCGCGGTTGATTTCATCAGCAATGCTCGTCTTGATTTCACCGAGAGTCGCCATCATCGCCTCCGAACGTATCGGCAAGGCAAAGCGAATGCCTCACCAAGCCTTCAAAATGGTGCAAGCGCACATCAGGGTCAGCGCGCAATTCGCCGCCTATCTCACGCCATTTTCGGCAGAAATAGTAATCCTCCGCGTCGTCTTCTAGCTGGCCTTCATGCGGTGCATCAGCATTCCGCAATTCATAGAAAAACCAGTTGTGAAGATGCGGCCAGAGGCTTTCATGCGCGCCCCGGTGAATGAATTTCTTTGCCACGCCCTCATCAGCCATGCGCTCAAGAACATGGCGCTTGATAGCCATAAATGCGGTCGGCAGGGATTGGGCCTTCATAAGCCCGTCTGCCTCACACTTGCGCGCCACAACGCCCGCAATGCGCGCTTTTTCGCCCCATTGATGAGAGCGCGCTTGGGGAAGGGCCGCCACAACATCATGCGGGCTGTCGGCCAGCTTGAACACGTCAGCGGGATCGAATGCAATGTCGCAATCAATCCAGAGTAAAACCTCCGCGCCGTCTTTTAATGCCTGCGCGGCCAGCAAATTGCGATTGCGGGGAAGGTTGCTTGATCCCTTCCCCACATACCGCTTCAAAGGCACACCACGGCGCAAGGCTTCAATCCTTGTCGCCGCGATGGCCTCCGAATGGTCAAGATGCGCCCTCCCATCACGAGAGGGTGTTAGGAGAGCAATCATCTAACCGTCATTGTCTGGAATGAATGTAACAACAATTTCACCAGCGCCAGCGGTTGCCGCCGTGCCAGTTGCAACGACCACAGCCTGAAGCGTCGTTGCCGCCGCAAAAGGACCAAGGTCGTTAGATGTTGCCAATTCGTCCGCAGCAATCTTGCCTGCTGTTTGCAAGGTAAGATCGGTTGCGAATCCATCCGTGTCGTCAGATGTCCCGATGTCGAGAATATCCGTTGAACCGGAATCAAACGCCGTCGATACAATCACATAAACATCGTCAATGATTGCACCAACAGGCACAACGCCAAGATCGACCGTTGAGCCGATGTCGGCAAAAGTAATACCCTTGCGGATATACGGCAGAAGTTGTGCCGGATATTCGCGGGCTGTAGAACCAGCAGCCATGTCTAGTCCTCCTTATGCCGCAGCGTAAGTTGACAGGACCATCGAGCCGAAGTCTTCGCTATTGAAGCGACTTTTCTTCAGACCATAGATGGACCCAGCAGCCACGCCGAGTTGGTTTCCGTAATCGTCCAACTCTTCAGCCCAGTTGTATGAGCCAAAGCCGTCGCCCTTACCAAACGCAAGGCAAGCAGCCTGTGCGCCACAGAAGATTGAACGTCGAACGGTTGCTATAGCCGCGCCTGTAGACGAATTAACGCCTTGAGGAATGCGGCTGGATTCATGCAGGACGACATTGTTGTAAATGCCGAGCGCGCCTGTGAAGATCGGGTTGTCGCCAACCTGACCGCCCTGCATAGCCTTGGCTTGAATATCAAACCAGTTGCCCGCAGTTGACGCATCCTGCCGCAAATCGCGGACCTGTCGTGGATGCAAGAACATCACATAATGATCCGAGCCATCAATGCGGATGGGCTTGATCATCGGTGATGCGGTTTTTGCTTCCAGAACCAGATCGTCAATCAGTGACAACGCCATGTTGTCGCCGGTTGAATCCAGGTCTTCATCGGCAGACGTTCCCGCCTCCGACCAGAAGTGACGATTTGAGGATGGCGCAAGCGTGGCTTGGTTGCCCGTATAGGCAGAATCCGTGCCATCATAAGTCTCGCCGTGCTCCGTCACCTCACCGCCCGTGTAACCGGCCATTTGAAGGAAGAAAGCGCGGTCATACCGCTGTGCTACCCAATCAGACAGACGATCCATGCAGACCTTACGAAGATCATGCAAAGTGCGCTGCTGTGTCATGCGACCGCCAGCGTCCGCCGCGTGGCGAATCTGGTCAATCAACACATCGTCAGTGTAGAAAGTCAGCGATTCCTCGTTACCTTTGAGGATTGCATCGCCCTGCACACCTTTACCGGTGAGCAATTGGTTCAGTTGAACCCGAACGCGGTCGCCCGCATTCTTTTTCAAGTCTGTGACTTCCTGAATTAGTGAGCTGTCGGACTTTCCAACGAACTTCTTGATGTAGGTCTTTTTCTGAGCCTCAACATGAAGTTTTTTGGACCACAGCTTCACTGTTTCAGGAGAGTTCACATCAAAGACCGTGTTGGCCATTGGTGTTCTCCATGATTTGTGAATGTTTTCAGTGGTTCACTGCGTCCGTGCAGCAGACGTTCAAGAAGCCCGTCCGTGGGCAAAACGTAAGACCGGCTTAGCGGTCAGATGCGCGTTAAGGTGCGCGAACCTATCGAGCGAATGCGCCTTGCTTTTCAGCTTCAGCCCATCGCTTCTCGAATTCTTTTGGGTCGTCAATCTTCAGCAATTCATCCATGCTGATAGCGTTGGTTTTCCCCTTGCCGCCTTGCGGCATAGTCGGGCTGGACTTTCGCCCCGCCTCCATTTGATTAAGCGTGGCTTGCGCCTCGCCTGATTGTTTCGTGTAGCCGCGTGCGTGTGCGGCGGCATAGATAGCCGCAGCGGGATTTTGCCCCTGCCTTGCGTTTTGGATCACAGTGGCTTGCAATTCTTGCCCGAAATACTCCTGTGCAGCCTGCGGCGTCATGCCGTAAACCGCCTGCAATTCGTTCAATCGTGATGTGGCAAAAAAACGTGCAGCAGCGTCATAGTCAGCTTTGTCAGCCCTGATTTCTTCCTCTGCCTTCGCGCCGAACGCCTGAATCTGTTGCATTTGCTGGCGCTGTTGAGCGTCTCGCTCGCGCGCCTGTTGTGTTTGGGTTTCTCTGGCCTCGTATTCGCTGACTTTACCGTCCAACCAATCAAGATAGGCCAGCGGGTCTTTGCTTCGATCCGGCTTGTCGTTTGCATCGTCTTTTCGGTCATCGGGCGATGCTTTGGCCTGCAAGTGCTGCAAGCGTTCTTCCATCTGGCCGCGCCAATGGTCTAAATCCTGCCGCTGCCCGCGCTCTGATTTGAACGCCTTGTTCAAATTGTCGTAGCGTTCGCGCAGTTCATCGTAAGACCACGGGTCTTTGCCTTCCGGCGCGCCGCCTTTGTCTTCACCCTGTTCCGGTTGGGCTTCCGCTTCAGGCTGTCCGCCGCCATCCTCGCGTTCTTCACCGCCTGAAGCCTGTTCAGCCTCCTGCATTTCGCGGTCGAGTTCTTTCTCGTCAATTTCCGGCACTGACGAAACCGTTTCCATGTCTGGCATTACTTTTTCCATGTGTAAGCGCCGATCCGCCCGGCGCGGGCGCTACACCCTCGCGGGTATCTACAAAATACTTTGCGGCTCTGGATCAGGCCGCATCAGCATGTTCTCTGCCTCAATCGCTTGTGATTGCGCCTTGACGCCTTTCAGATTGGCATCGGCTTCCTTGTTGGCGACTTCCGCAGCCATGCCGCGAACTTGAAGCCCCTCCACCATTTCAGCCATTGCAGCTTGGCGTGGGTCTTCACCCTCTTCGCCATCGTCAGCCGTCATGCGTTCAACGATTTTCTGGACAAGGCTTTCAGGCAATGGCGAGAAGCGCAGCAATTCCATCCAAACATCAACCGGAAGGTCGGCATCACGCAGAATTGGCATCATCGCCTGAATAATCTGGAAGGTCTGCATTTTCTGATTAGGCCCAGCCGGAGCCTCATCAACAATCACGTCAAATTTCGCCGTGCTCTCATCCATCAACAGCGGCATGTATTGCTCAACGCCGGTTCCGGTCGTCACACGCACAAGCTGGCCTTGCATCCGGCGCATGTAATCGAGCAGCAATTCGCCCTGTTGTTTTCGGTAGCGGCGGAAGCTCTCAAAGAATGGAGCCAGAATCCCATAAACCGCCTGCTTGCGCTGTTGTTCCAGCACGCCCGGCTGATCACGGTTCGCAAGGCCCAATATCTCAGCGTTAACGCCGGACACTTCACGAATGGCCTCAACCGCTCGTGACAACAGGTTTTCAATCGCCGCCGGATAAGCTGGTGCTGATTTGGGTTGAATGCGTCCTTGCTGCAACGAGCCCGTAGAAACCTTGGTCACACTGTCAGAGCGCGCCCAGCTTTTCTCAAACTCGCGCATGTCCTCAACAGCGCCGTCCTCGACCACCAGACCGCCTTTGGCGTTCGTCCGAATGATATGCAGGATCATATTGAAGAATGAGTTCGCCCAAATCTGCGGGTCTTTCATCGACCGCACAAGGCCATACCATGTGCCAGCCTCTTCATCGCGCTTGCCGGTGATGCCTTTAATTGTAAATTTGCGTTGGTCCAGGTCGCCTTCATCGAGGATGCGCTGGCCGGTCGTGAAGGCGTAGCGATAACGCTTACGGCGCACTGTCTGGCCGTCCGGTGCGTCGTCCATTTCGGAATATTGCTCGTAAGGGATTTCCAGCAGTGTCGTGCCGTCTGGGCTTGGCACAAGCATGAGCGTTTCTGTCTCATGCCATTGATACATCGAAACCGTCACCTCATCGGGACGGCTGTTGTCTTCATCCTCATCCTTGTAGGCTTGGCGCGGATCGCTGGTATAGCTGGCCATGCCGTCTTCATCATCAAAAACGCCGACTTCGCCCGGCCATAATTCTTCAAATTCTTCGCGTGAATACGTCTTCTGCCTGCGGATATAACGGGCGTCAGCAAAATTCGGCTTGATGCTGGCCGAGTCAGCCAAGCAATCCCACGGCGCGATGCGGTTAAAGTCCACTTCGCCTTGCGGGTCTTCATCATACGTCAGGACGGTTTCAACCCAACCCGCGCCACAGATAAACACATCGCGGAATGCAACGCTTTCTTCGCTTTCCGCTTCGCCTTGATCGCGAATCCACTCAGCGCCACGGCTTAACAATTCGTTTACGCCACTATCCCCTACCTCGCGCGGGAAATACTTGACTTCCTGCCGTCCGGCGATTTCAGCGCCCACCACCGCGTCAATAATCGGCCCGATGCGATTGAAAACAGCGTGCGGTTTCTTGTTTGTCCGCAACTCATTTAATTCAGATTTGGAATACTGATCGCCCGCGACGAAACGATAACATTCCTTGGCGTCCTTGACCCAATCGCCCCAGTGGCGCTCAAGGTCGGTGTCCCATTTTTGCAGCTTGGCGACCAGATCAGTCGATGATCCGTCTTCCTGGGCGTCATCATATTCAGCCATGAACCGCCCCTGCGTTTTCTGCTAACCATGTGCGGGCATCCGAAGCCGTGGTCACATCTGCCCCACGGTCATTTGCAAGGCGCACCTGTTGCTTCCAGTGCAGCCCTTGCCAATCGTTACGCGCCTGCTGGCGTTGGCGTCGGAGCGCCGTTTGACGAGCCTCCTCACTGGCCATAAGAGCGCGCAATGCCATGTTCATTGAATCACCATGCCGCCCAGCCCGTTGAGGCCGTCGCTTTCTTGAATTTGTAATCGTCAGGCTTTGGTTTGATGCCAAGACGGTCCGTCTGGTGAATGGCCATCAGGCCGAATGCGTCCGCGCTATGGCTTGACCAATCATGTTCAGGACCAAGGCCCACATTTCGGTCGTCACTGCGCTTTTCGTGATAGAAGCCCAAAGCCTCAAGGCCCGCTTCCGTTTTGTCTTCATTGAACCAGCATCGTGGCATGACACGCCGCACAGCTTCCACCCGTTGCATGGCAGCGCCACGTCCCTGATTTGGAACAGTATCAACGGTAAACCCGGCATCGCGCCAGTGGTCTTCATATCTCTTGCCCGATACGTTGTTCGTATTCACGCCGTCATGCGGCAGAACGATTTTCGCGTTTTCCCAATTGTGCGCGCGCATCCAGTTGACGTGATAGTCAAACGTCTGACCGACGCTTTCATAATGATCCAGAACGCGAATTGAGCGTCCGACAAACTGGATGATCCAGAACACGAACGCATCAGCCTTTGAGCCTGCTCCGCCAATGTCCGCATAGGCATAGACCGGCAACAGCTTGTCACGCTCGACAAAGCCTATCCGGTCATCCCTTCGAGCCTCAGCCAGCGATGAAGCGAAATAAGCGCCATCTATCGCCGTGGCATAACCGCCCTCCCAGATATGCTCATACTGGTCTGGGCGTTTTTCCTTGTCGGCCCGGCGCTCCAATTCCAGAACGTCAGGAAACCACGGATTATCCCGCCAATTCATTTCTACAATGCGCGCATTCTCAGGCGGATCATCGCGAAACCGGATATTGGTCGCGCTGGCCTTACGCTCAGGATTCCATGTCACCCAAATCTCAGAACCATGCTCACGCACCGTCGGAATGATTTTAATCCAAGCTGTTTCACTAACCGGCTCGGCTTCATCTACCCACAAGATAAGAATTCGGGCTTTTGATTTGATGCTTTCCAGATTGTGCCGCAAGCCAGCGAACGCAAATTCGACGCGGCGGCAATTGGTGCGAATGTATTTCTCACCCACATCATAAAAC